GGCTTCCTCGGGCTGACGCTTAACGCCCAGCTCGGCTAGTGCCATAGAAACTACATCGTCCGCTCCCGCCGCTGTCGCGGCCTCATTGTCTGTCGCCATAGGATAAAACCCCTAAGAGGTGCGCCAAACGTCTGGGGGGAACCGGGACGTTAGAACCGGGAGACGGGCATGAAGCCCCTACTCGTCAACACAAGTAGCACACAATGTGTGCAATGTCAACACATGCGCTGTGTCAGGCAAAAATCGACAACAGCTTCTGCACTAAACGCCACATGCTGACACGCCCCGCAGGGCGAGTCGGCGCATGCCGCTCGTAAAAGCCAATGCCTCCATAGGGACTATAAACAATCCCGTTGTCAGGTGTCTTAAACACAAAGCTCCACCTCCTTTCATCATGCTTCTAATGAGCAAAATTCATGCCTACCTACCGGACCTTCGCCGCTTCGGCCCTAGTCGCTTCTAGGTAATCCCACAATTCCACCAGCGCATTGAGCTGGCCATTGGCGTGGGCGAGGAGGCCGGGGTCTTTGGCGGTGGCCATGTTGCTGGCCAAGGCCACGCCGTCCGCGATGCGGTCTTGTAGGGCGACCATGACGGCCCGCCAGCAGGGCGGGGCTTGGTCGCGGGTGAAGGCGAGGGCGCCCTTGAAGTCGAACTCTTCGTCTTCAGAAACGGGGTAGCGGTCGATGGGGATGGTTTTGGTTTTAGTGAACATAAGTAAAATTGAGTCTCGGAATTACGGATAAGTCGTCATTTTGGGCGAATTAGATCCAGAACGGATACATGATCTTGTTTGCTTCTATAACGTGCGGGCCGCACTCGCGGCAGATGGGGCCAAGTTGTTCGTCCACGCCATGGATGTCGTCGATACGAAGCTGCTTGGAACACACGCCACAACGCGGCGGCTCTTTGCTGCGGCCTCGCCATGGGCGGGTGCGCGGGGGCGGGGGAACTATGCCGCTCGGAGCCATTAGTAACTTCCTCCTCCGCGCGGGCGCAGGATGTCGCCTTCGACGTTGTTGCAGCCGGAAAGAACTAAGTATCTGACCAAATCAGGGAAGTCCTTGCTGCTGCCCTTGGTCCCGTCAGCACCTGTCCATTCCTTCATGCACCAGATCAAGTTCTGGCAGTTCTCGCTGATGTAGAGCTTTGGCTGGTTGAGCGCGCTGATCGGCTTCTGTGTGTCGTAGTGGAGCCAGTCGTTGATGAGGGCAACACCTTCATCAATCGTGTCTCCCGGCGTGGCCGTGAAGTCCATTCCGAGATCGCTCATCTCCTCGATCAGTGTGGTGGGGCGCTCCTTGGCCAACGTCTGTGCGTTGCCGTAGCGGCTGTCCATCCATCTCTCAAAAATGCGCTCGCCGTTCTCGACGCTGCGGATTTCTTCGACATAGCGCTCCAGCCCGAAGCCAAAGTCTTTCTGCGCGGGGCCTTGGCGTCCGTCCGCCTTCTTGCCATCCGGCTCGGCCCACATGCCGGGATAGCCAACGCCTTCGACATACTCGTTGGGGCAGGGCCACTCGCGGTAGATGAAACAGCGGTTGGCACTATCAAACAGCGCCCAGATCATGGCCCAGTTCCTGCCGGAACACGGATCGACGAAGTGATAGCGAGTGCCTTCCTTGGGAATCCATTCGTGTTTGATGACGTGAACCTTGTCGTTGAATAGCGGGAAGCGGTTGTTGATGGAGCGGGTCGGGACGCCATACGCACGGCAGAGGATTTTCTCGCGCGTCTCGTTGCGTAGCTCCTGCTGCATGCGCTCCCAGCCGGCCCACGGATTGTTCTTGGTCTGGAAGTAAATGATCGGCCGGCCCTTGCGCCCTGTCTGGACGATGGGCACCTTCTCGTAGCCGACGATGACCTTCTCGCCTTTGTTGTCCTCAAACTTGGGCAACAACTCCGCATCGCACTCCTCCACGTTGCGGGCGCCGGTGAGGTAGTCTTTTACCGTGGGCGAGTAGCCTTCGATGGGGGTGAACGTGACGATGAGCACACCGTTCCTGTCAAGAAGACGGAAGCGCAGTGTCTCCAAGAAATCCAGCGGCACCAACTCGTCGCACCATGCTATGTCAATCTCGCCGCCTTCGATGGTGCTGATGTCCTGTGCGTAGTTGCGGAAGATGCACTGACTGCCATTCGGTGCGACGAACTTGTTTTCGGTAAAGCCACCTTTGACCGAGTAGGTGATATTCGTGACCGTGCCCTTGCGCGCCTGTCGCCAGTCGGCCGGCAGATATTTGAAGACGCGGGGCTGCTGCATTTCAATGCTGTTGGGGGCGGTGGTCTGGAAACACCACGCCACGGATTGTTTCTTGTGATACAATCTGTGGATCACTTCGCGCGCAGCCCATTCAGTCTTACCGGAGCGGTTGCCGCCCATGACGAGCAATTCGCGGTTGTCCTCCAGTAGCTGGCTGGCCTTGTTCCAGATCGGTGGGCGGTAGCCGTAGCGGTAGGGGTCTACCTTTTCCTTGAGGATTAGTTCTTCCCGCTTGAGCAGCAGGTCCCAGCCCTTCTCCGGGCCGATGGCCAAGAGCACGTCCTTGGGCGGAAGCTTCATCACCGGATGAGCAGTCGGCGTGAAGCGGGAGCGGGGAGTGGATTTCTTGTCGCTCATCTAAATAGTGGTGGCAGCACCCCCCAGTGCCGCCACCGCGCATTGGGTTTCCAGACGATTGGCGCAAACCTGACCGGAGAACAAGTAACCCCGGCCCTTTGTTGTTGATCGTCTTTTCATCCTTTGCGCAAAGTCATTGTTCGTCCGGCCACTCGCCCTCAATGAGCGTGTGGTCGAGTTTGAGGTCGGCAAGCGACTCGCGCTCGCACATCTCTTTGACAAAATCCCAAGTGCGCGATTCCGGCCGCACCAAAACAGACCAACCCTTGCTTGTCTTGCGCGCCTTGCACTCCATCACTGGCCCGAGTTCGGATTTGTGAATGATCCAGAATGTCTTCATGCTGCCCGCTTCATTCGCAGTTCCTCAATCGGCCGCAGCTTGTCGTGCGGCACGAAATAGCACGGAGGCGGTGACGCGCATTTCCACTCGTCGCGTTTGGCGTCCTCGGCATTGATCCACCCATGGACAACGTAGTCGGGCGATTTGCCGCTGACCGAAATCACGATGCCCGAGTCATCGGGGCGAACCTTGAGGTTCGGGCGCTGCGACCAGCGCACTTCATAGTTCGTCCCGGTAATGTCGGGCGTGTGAAACGTATTGACGCCAAAGCCCCAATAAAGCCCGAGTAGCTTGGCCACGGCGCATTCGGCGTGTGCGGCCTCAATGTGGAAGCCCCACAGTTCTCCCGGCGTCTTCTCGGGGAAGCGTGGCGCACGCTTGCGGAAGGATGCTTCGGCATTGCGGCGAGAGCCTATGTAGGTTGAGACAAGGACTTCGTTTTGGTTGAGGGAGACGTGCATGTGTGCGGATGTGTGCTTACTGTGCAGCAAAAAGAAGCGGCTCGTTTTCTGCCTCGCTGACGGATGACCAAAGGCTTGGAGTCACTTCGCCAAGGCGCTGGTCAATGAGGTTGACGTATTCTGGATTCAGCTCACACAAGATGGCGTTGCGCCCTTCCTCCATAGCGACCTGTCCGGTCGTTCCGCTGCCACCAAATGGATCGAGAACCGTTCCGCCTGCTGGACATCCCGCCAAAATGCAGGGGCGAATAAGGTCTGGCGGGAATGTGGCAAAGTGCGCCCCCCGATAAGGCTTTGTGTTGACCGTCCAAACGGATCGGCGGTTTCTTGTTTCTCCCTTGTGATCGGCGTTTGACCCCATTCCGCTTTGTCCATAGCGAGACCCTTTGATTCCATTGTGCCCAACAGAGCCATAGTCCGCGCGGTTCCGCCGCGCCGCACTAACAGGATTTTCGCTTGCCGGCTCCTCTACGGCTTCGGCGTCATAAAAATACCGCGCCGATTTTGACAGCAAGAAAATGTATTCGTGCGCCTTGGTGCATCGGTCGGTGACGCTTTCTGGCATCGGGTTTGGCTTGTGCCAAATGATGTCTTGCCGCAAATACCAGCCATCGGCTTGCAGGGCGAAAGCTACGCGCCACGGAATACCGATGAGGTTTTTCGCCGCCAAGCCGAACCCCAACTTGTCGGGCCGCTCCGACGCTGCCGCTTGGTTGTTTCTGCCTCCTGTCATTTTGCTCTCTTTCTGCGACAACCCGCCAGTGGCAGACGCCACATAGCTATCCCCAAGGTTCAGCCACAACGTTCCGTCGTCTCGCAAGACTCGCTTCACTTCGCGGAACACGGAGACAAGTTGCTCAACAAATTCTGTCGGCGTTTGCTCAAGGCCAATTTGTCCGTCCTGTCCGTAGTCTCGTAGCCCAAAGTATGGGGGAGAAGTTACGCAGCAATGCACGCTGCCATCCGGCAGAGTCTTTAGCGTTTCGCGGCAATCTCCTGTTAGTATATTTACGCTCATAGCTTTATTTATTGTGGCCGAATCAAGAAGCATGGCGTGCTGTCGCCGACCCACGCGCCCATCTGGTTAAACTCAAAATACTCCTCGGCTTCTTCCCACGTCATGCCGTCGCGCATGAGTGCGGCTATAACTTTTTCGCGGTCATAGCAGACTATCGGCGCCATGGTGCAGCGCTCGACGATGCCGACAATGCAATCATCGAACCCGTCCATGACGGTCAGGTCGTATTCGCACTCGTCTGCTAGTTGGTCAATCCACGCTCTCATGCACCCTCCTCAATATCCAAAGTCGGATTGGGCGCACTGACGATCTGGTCGATGCGGACGGTGAGCCATTCGCCGTTGTCCTCGCGGATGACAGTGACGTAGTCGTTCTCGCCGCCGCCGTTCTTGCAATAGATGAGGGTGCGGCAGGGGGCGTCCTTGCCTTTGACGTAGACACGCTCGCGGTCGGGGAAGAAGGCGATCATAAAGTATGGGCAGCAGGTTCCGCTTTTATGATGTTACGGAACGGACGGTTATGTGACCAACTAAGCAGTTCCCACCAATGGCAGTTGTCGTTGCTGTTAAGCGCGGGCGAGTGCCCTACTATGACTTGTGCCATTGGTTGTTCTGCTAATGCCGCATCAATGCCCACTATGTTGTCTGCTGCTTGAAAATTCATTTGCCCTTGCGCTTCCTCATCTCCTCGCACAAGGCGTCGGCCTTGCGCTTGGCTGCTTTGGCGACCATGCTGGCGCGCAGTGATTTGAGGCGCATGATTTCTTGGTCTATCGCCTCAATCTCCGGTGTCATAATTCGATACTTTTCCATAATGTCAGGGCTGGCCATTCACGGTGATGTAAAGGAAGCCAAAGTTGGCAAACGCATAGCCCGCAAAGGCCACGGCGAGACCCGCGTTGCCCTCGCGGTAAAAGCCAGCGGCGGTGACGAGGTAGCAGATGGTGGTGACGAGGAGGGGCGTGAAGGTCACTTGGCCTTGAATCCTCCGCGCTTGGCCTTCATGTCGGAATAGACCTTCGGGCTGACGGTTGACTTGCTCTTGGGCCGGCTGGTGCCAGCGGCCTTGCGGGCGTTGATATTTGCGTAGAGTCCTTTTTTCATTAGCAACTCCATGCCTTGCGGCTCCAGTAGTTGGCCGAGAGTTTGTCGCCCGTGCCCTTAATGCCGCCGCTGCGGGCGCAGTAGCTGGCCTTGCGGGCGGGCTGGTCTTTCTTGATCGACATGTTGGGGTCGCCGAAGCGGACCAACTTGGTCTGTTCTCCTGACTTGGCCAACACGGCAAACTTCTTGGGGCCGTCCGGTGTGCGTTTGGGTTTGTTGTATCCAGAGAATGTTTCTCCTCGGTATTTGATGCTCATGGTTTTTTATTCAGTTTTGCGCGGATGCGCGGGTCATAGTGTCCAATAAGATAGGCGCCGGTCTCCTCGTCGCCGGATTCGATGTGGCGGGTGAAGCCGTGGATGGCATGCCAGAGTTCGTGCGGCAGCGAGGACTGGTCTTCGGGGTATGACTCAATCCAGATCAAAGCCCAGCCGCCGTGACTCATGCACCAGCCAGCCGCCGTGTCATCGGGGGCGTTCGCCGGGTCATCGGAGTCCATATCCATCACCTTGGCGCAGCGGCGCAGCGCGACCTTCTGCGGGTAGTTCGCATAGACTTCGATGCTGGTCCCGTAGAGAGGTTCGCTGACGATGGCGCGGCGGGGCTTTTTCATGCGGCTTGGGCCAAGGTCGTGAACGCCGGCTGCCTCGGGTCGTATCCCTTGACGTGGCGCCACAAGATGCAGGCGGCTTTGAAGGCTTCCCAATGCGGGACCAAGCTGTCGTGCTTGTAGGGTTCGACGCGGCCGACTTCCGTGGTGGAGATGTAGACGTTGTAACCGTGGACGGTGTGCAGTTGGTCTTCGCCCCACTTGGCCACGGCATAGGCCGCGAGCTGCATGCCCTGCGTGTCGTATGGACCGACCTTCTGCTTGGGCTTGGTCTTGCGCGTCTTGTAGTCGATGACCATGCGGGTGCCATTGGCGTCACGCGCGAGCACGTCGCAGCGGCCGGCGTAGCCGTATTCCAGATTGACGAGTGTTGTCTCGATCTCGTCATAGGTGATCTTGTTGTTCTTCTTCCACTCCATGACGGGGGCGACATAGGCCCACATGTCCTCGGGCACCGCGCTCGGGCCTTCCATGAGCAGCTTCTCCAGTGCGTCATGCACTTTGCTGCCGAGATCGGCGGCGGCTGCTACCGGGGCCTTGCTGGCGCCGATGACTCGCTCGCAGAAATACTCAATGGTCTCGTCGCCCTTGGGCGGGGTATTGAAGGCGGCTATCGCAACTTGCGTGGCCTTCCAGTTGAGGAGGGCGGGCTTGTCGAGGATGCCGGTGTAGCCAGTGACGGACGGGAGAAGCAGGAGCTTCTTGGCGTCGGCCAAGGTGGTGTCTTTGAGTCCGCTGCCGTCTTTCTTGGGAAGCTGGTGGCAGGGGGTGCCGTCTGGCCGATACCAGTGGCCGCCGTCTACGGATTTCGATTCAGATAGGATTGCCATAACTTTGGGTGGTTGCGGGGGCCGGAACACTACGGCCCCCGCTGTTACCACTACGGACGCTTAAAACGGTGCCAC